TTCTTGACGATCTACTTCACCAAGAACTGCAAGTCGTGTTGTTTCAGATACTGAGGCCAGCAATTCGTTTCCAGTTTTTCCAGTAGCGGCAATATCTGCAGCAAGGCTAATTGTCTCTGAAAAACTTACACCCATTGCAGAAGATAATTCTTTTGCAGTACTAGATACTTCGTTTCTAATCTTATTTAATTCTTGTGCTGAGGTTCCAGCAATATTTCCGTAAACCTTTGTTAGTCGTGTTAACTCTTGATCTGCTACCTTAAATGCATCTGCTGCAGCCTTGCCAAATGCCGCCAATGGCAAAGTTAATCCTACCGTTAACTGACGTCCTGCCCACTGAGTATTTTTACCCCAGTTAATAAGTTGTACTCCGCCATCTTGAATAACCTTATTCATTATCTGAAGCTCTTGCCTCAATAATGCTGATTTATTCTTTGTTAAATCTAATCCTCTTGGAATATGTACGTTATATTGCATCAGCCCCTGAGCATTTCTGCCTAGGGGTTGCAATACAGCATTTTGTAGTTGAACTTGTTGCTTTGCTAAATCTCTAATGAGACCAGCATTAGTTCTAGAATGTTCTTGATATGCTCTAAAATAATCTCTAAGCTTTAATCTTCCGCTATCTAAGTTACGACCAAATTTTTCTACATCTGATGTTAGGCTGACGAAGTGTGTAGAAAACTGACCTGTCTTACGCATTGTCTCAGAGAACATTGCGTTTGTAGCTGAAATTTGACCAGCAAGAGCTCTATTGGCTCCAGCAAATTCTTGTTGTAATTTAGATAGGCTGCCAGTAACTCGTTGCACATCTGCAATGAGATTTGAAAAATCTGAATTAGCAACTATACTAGTTACTATTTTTTCGTCAGCCATCTATATTACTTTTTACTCCTTAGAGTATCCAAGTCCCATTCCGACACCGAATCCTTGTTCTACAGCTATCTGGCCTTGTAGAGAAACAACATCATCTGTTGACGCCTCTATACCCATAGCCTTCAAACGGATATCTTCAAAGGTTGGACCTTTTTTCTCTTGCTCATCTCTTATGTCGACACCTTGTAGAGACGCCAAGAATATTCTGTTTTCTTTCTCTCTCTCTTGCATTCCTTCTATGGTTTGCAAAAGTTCTGGTAGTGAGAGACTTTCTTCTAGATCCTGGTAACTTTTCCAAGCACCCAAAAGAAAAACTCGTTTTATTAAAGCGGCTAAGTCTAGTTCTGCCCAGCCAGAACTGCTGCCGCTATTAGGTTTGGGTCGTCGAGTTTAATTCCTCCACAGATTTCCAAAATTCTATTAATTGTTGGAACATCCAAAGCCTCTTCCATTGCATCACGATCTTTTACCAAGTCTGGAAGTTGTGTTTCCAAAGCAATGGCGCAAGCATCGATCAAGACACTTAAAGATTCATTTTCTGTTGTTGCTTCTTGAGCCTTGTTCATGGCTGCCATGAATTTTCTTAGTTGTTTAATTGATAGAGGTCGCAACTGTACTGTTGAACCATTCTGTAATTTGATTTCTTCTACGTCGTATACTGTAGTAGCCAATTTATCCTCCTTGGATAGTTATAAACATTATAACAAATAGATTTTATTAATACAAGCACAAAACCCCCATAAAAATGGGGGTTTTGCTGAAGCTTAAATTAATTAAGCCAAGACACGATCAATAATCTTGCCGTATTCTGCGCCTGCATAGCGGGCGTCTGGGAGAAGACGGAAGGTCACTGGGAATGTAGTTGGGGTGTTACGTGCAAGCGTAAATTGTGTCTGTTGTACAGACAAAACACGACGAGCATAGTATACACGCTCAGTTGTAGCTGAGACTTCTGAACCTGTGCTGTTCAAAGCAAATGTTGGAGCTTGTCCAACTGCGAATAGCTGACGCTCTGTTGGAGCGGCACCAAGCGCACCTGCTTCGAATCCAAGTGTAAGGTCTGCATCAGATGCTGATGTTGCGCCTTTTGTTGGATAAAGATCAGTTGAAGCAGAGCCACTCTTCTTGAGTGTTGAAGCTCCCTGTCCGAAAACAGTGAGTGTGTTCTGCAAAGTTCCTTCTGTCATTTCAGTCATAATCATGACCTGCATAGCAGACTTGAACAATTTAGCAGCATCGAGAAGCTGATCTACGGTAACATCTTCGTATGTTGGGTTATAAGTGATCTGAAGACCGTTGTTAGTAAAACCTACGTTACGAACATATGTTGTCTGTGCATCCAAAGTTGTTGCTGCTGAAGTACGAGCTGCAAGATTAATGGTACCAGAATCGAGAAGATTCTCAGTATATGAGTTATCTGTGGAATCTAGCTTTGAGATGTAAATCGGAGCTGCTCCAACGATAATGTTTTTAGCATTATTAAATGCCATTGTTTCTACCTCCTAATTTTTAAAAATTAATTGTTAGGCTGGCTAGGCCCTTTCCTCTTTCCTCTATGTCCAATTTTAGGCTATAAGAGGTCAAAAGGCAAACTATTTATAGGAATCTGCCTGCGGAATCGGTGTTTCGTGAATATTTGAGCTCAAGAATTACGTCGGCGGTATAGAAGCCTTGCAATTCCTCAGAAGGAGCCGTAGGGGACATATCTGCTACATATATGCTATGGAACTTAAACTTGTCTGAATTGAAGCCTGCCGATCTATTTATATCTTTTGCAGACTCATCCATTCTGCGGAATTCGTCTATCATAAAGTTTCTAATCTCATTTATCTCTGAGAAGTCTGTTGAGTATATTGTAAATAGGATTTGCTCATTACATATTAGCCACAGGGTATCATATGAGACGCCTATCTTATCGTAGACTATATGTTTCTTCCCGCTCAAAAATTGACTCATTTCTGGAGTCTGCTGTACTGGGAATATTGGGACTATTGTTTCGTCAAGGTTGTCGCTCCAATATGCATCTTCATCAAATATTCCTATGGTCTTCATTCTGCCCCATAGGTATTTACGAAGTTCCAACATTGAATCTAATTTATAATTTGCTGTCATAGGGCTGCTCCAAATGCCGATGCTAGGGCAGCATCTGCCTGAATTGATAGGGTATTAGGATTAAATGAATATTTAATTGTTCTAATTTCAGATGGAACTTTTAATGCCTGCGACATAGATCTATTAAATAGTTTTTGAAATCCAGAATTTTTAATTGATATATTTACCAAATTACTTTTAAAGAATCTAGAGTATGTCATCATAAATGAATTTTTTACACTAGGTCCTCCAGGCCTTTTAACGGTCACAGAGGCTCCTTCTGGCATGAATACGGTATAACCATTGGTTTCAAATACTAGGCGCTTAGAATGGCGTGGAGCAATTTTAAGAGGCATTCCAGCTTCCATCACAGACGCCTTGCTAACAAATACATGCTTTCTATTTCCTTCGGCTGAAGCAAATGTCTTAGATGGAATAAATTCATAAGAAATAGAAAATCCAAGACCCTCTGTATTAAGTTTATTTAGTTTAAATAAGCGAGCTGATCTGTCTCCAACTTGTCTCCACTCGTAAACATGATGTAATGATTTTGGTTTAATTCTTGCCTGCGAATCTACAAATTCTCCAAAGTCTTTGTCTAGCTGTGTAAATATTACTTCTCTAAATCTATTTTTAAATGCCGCATTTGTGCTTAGTTTACTTATAACTTGCACATTGTAATACATGTAAGCAGATATTTGTGCTACTAAACTCTGTTTCAATACCCCGTCTTTAGGGCTAGTCATAAGAGACTTTAGTCCGCTGGAGGCTTGTACTAACGGGATGCTATAGTCCAATTGTCTGGTTCTCCGATCTCTTAACGACAGAATTATACGCTATCACATTACCGAACCCATCGGTGACTGGTGTGCTGCCTATTACTTCAAATACAGTCGGGGTTTCTGTAGGATAATTTAATTCCACCCATATTGGATTATTTTTTGAATCACGGATATTGGTTATCTTCTCTCTAAATGTTAGCCGCCCAGAAGTCCTAACCTGTAAAATTTCTTCATTTTGATATTTAGTTCCAATAGATTGTATGCTATTTGTTCGAGTAGATGATGAATTGCTGATTACACCTTTAACTGAACAATCGACGGTCTTATAATAAGACCATTCCTTTTTAATGGCCCCCGTATCTGCATCTTGTGTATCTAATTGTTTATACACATCCATCTTCATAGACAATACAGAATCTACAAGATCTAGCATTTATACCACTACCATTTGTGTTAGAACATAAGGATTGAGTAGTTTATCGGCTAATTGATTTCCAGTTCCAGAATATGCATCACCAGAATATTCAAATTGCCAGTCAAACGTTTGTATGTTCTTTACGTATTTTTGTCTCCAAATAGTGTCTTTAGCAAAGTAATCTTTCATCAATTCAATACAGGCTAACTGTACATTATTGGGAACTTCATCCCAGCCGTATCTGCCTTGTACTCTATATCTAACGTTTCTAGAAAATGCCATACCATTATAAGTATCATTAATTGTTGGAGGCACCATTCCATTTGCGATATAAACTGTGTTGTCTAATAGACTTGTTCTATCAATTCTAATTCCAAAATTACTTTCAGAAATCATTGGTGTATATAGCCAAGTATTTACAACAGGGCTTGCTAGGTTGTCTACTAGCAAAATGTCGTTATGATATAACTTGTGGATATCTGTAATTCTATATGGTAGCGGCAGGATATCAGAATCATTTCCAAATACTACCTCAACATCATCATATGTAAAAAAGTCTTGTCCAGTAAAATCTTCAATCTGTTTACGAGCATATCTTTCTGCTCGCTTTACTTCTTCATATGTTTTATAATTTGGATCGCTTGCGTCTACTCCAAAATTAAGCTCATTCATTGCTTCATAAATATTTGTGTACGGGGTAGTTATATCAACATATGAAGTATGAACAACTGCATTTGAACTAACTTGATATTCCCAAACTAATTTAAGCTTTCTTTGTCTTTGGGTATAACTTAATGGCAAATTTACATAATAGCTTCCAGTATCTGTTTCTGATGCTGTTGCAGTCAAAGTTGTCAGTAACGTTGTTGGACTTATAGCTGGACTAATAGTTGCATCTGAAGTGACATCATATATCTTAACTGAAGGCACTGCATCTGCTGCTGTTATCTCGCCCTGCCAAAATACTCTATGAGTTATTGGAGAGTTTGTATTTATGTATATTTCTGCCATTTAATTGGCTTAGTTATAGAACTCCTGAACTTCTTTTGGAGTAGCCATAACAAAACCTTCCTCCTTATCAAAAATTGCTTGGGCTGTATCTTTGTCCATAGCAACGAATGGGTGCTCTTTTGTAAAACGATGTCCTCTAGTTTGATAACTATAATTTGGACGGACCATTTTAACAAGTACCATATCTTCTTTATTTACTACTTTTGGTTCCGCCTTTGGTAAAGTTTCATTCATTTCTTTTTCTTCTTCCTCTATACCTTTGGCCTTCTTATAGATGGCCCAGGTTACGCCTTCTTCTGCAAGTGCAGCAATAATATCTTTTTTACCTTTTTGATCTGTAATATCAACTGCAAAATCTTCTGCAATCTGCTTTAACTCTGCAATTTTTAATGTATCAAATGACATTAATTTCTCCTTTTGTAGGTGATTTAATTATAGCATTAGTCAATTAAAAGGAAAAGCCCCCAAATTAATGGGGGCCTTTCAGCAGATCTAAATCCTAAATTAGGAAGCGACCTTAACGTTCTTAACAACAACCCATGCGTCTGCTTGCTCAATTTGAACGCCAACACGAGTATACATTGTATATTCGATAGCATCCTTCTTTGGCCAGAAGAAACGGTAAACGGTTACATCACGCTTGATACCAATAACTACGTTATTTGGGAA